CTGACTTAATGTAGTTGAATTTATTTCATCCTCTTGATTAATAACTGAATTTACGTATTCATTATAATCAAGTTGATTTAATTTATAACCACCGTTTCCTAAATCACTATCTTTAACAAGTCTAAATGTATTATAATCAACTGTTTTAGTTGATGTTGGTAAACTATATCTTACAACTCCTGCAGTTAAAGTTTTTGTTTCTGTATTATGGTTAAAAGGATAATTAAATTCCCTTTGATTTATAAATCGAACAGATTCATTTACTGCATTTTGTGCTTGAACTTGTATACCTCTAGCAGAAGAAAAATTAGATGAAGTTAATTGAACCTCATTTAATCTTGCCAAAACTTTATTTGTTAATGTAAGAAATGTCTCTGCCATAAAAATCCTGTAGTAAAAAGAGTGGCAAGTTGCCCTGCCACCCTTATGCTGTTAAGCTAATTGGTCTCTATCGACTTCATCAGGCTTATCATCTAATGCATGACCTGCTAAATCAATAACAGTGGCATACATTCTGAGTCTGCCTGTAGCTGGAGCAGCACCTGCAATCTTAGCATCAATAGTATCTGTAGTAGTTACAAATTGAGTGTAAGTTGAGGCTGCACTTCCTACAACAGTGTTAGTCTGACCATTAGTACCTGCGGCACAAAAGCCTGTAGATGTAATGTCAGCACCATCAATGATGTCATCACCTGCTGCAAAGTCCATATCAAGAGTACAACTTGAAGTAAATGCTTTCATTACTTCTGCACCTGCATTTAGGACTAACGTATTTGCAGGTATTTCTAACACCTGAAAGATGTCTCCATCTGCAAAAGAACCACCTGCTGCTACTAACGCATCAATATCAAGGTAAGCCTCAATATTTCTCATGATGTGAGAGTTTTTAGTAGACGGCATTGCCGCGATAGAATCGGAAGATACACCTGTGGTATCTTTAGAGGTTAAATCAAAAGTTGCCATTTATATCTCCCTTACGCTACGTTATATTTAGCAGTTACAATAGATTCTGGTCTAAGAATCTTTCTGCCATACAAATGCATACCACGAACAATATCAGAGAAACTGTCAGGGTCTCTGTAAGTTTCTGTTTTATTGATTTGTTCTGCTGTTGCTACTGAAGAACTGTGTCCTGCAACGATAACTCCAAAGTTAGAGTTTTGGTTAGCTGAACCTGAAGTTCCCGGACCTGTTCCAACGGCAGGTAGGTTATTTGACATATATACGTCAAAACCATGTATTCTACCAATAGAAAGTCCTGCTCTCAATCCACCTGATTCGCCAAAGTCTGCATTAAGAAGTCTTGAGTCTTCGTCTTTTAGAACTTCAACAAATGTTGGATGTAATACAAGCCATCTACCATCTGTATCTACAAATTGTGTATCTAACAGTCTGCCCATTCTTGCAATAATTTGCAATGGTGTAGCAGTAGCAGTTGCTTGTGCAGTAGCACCCGGCATACGTGGTGCGATTGGAATAGAATGGTCTCCAGCACTACTTGTAGTGATGTTACCAAAACTATCTTTTCTAAGTTTCATGCTTGTCAACAATTCATCAGAACCTGCAGTTGATACTGCTTTTGTACCATTAACGGTATCATTAGCAGTTCCAGCAACAGCGTTGATTGATGCTTGCTTGAAACCTGATAAATAACCAAGAACATCTTGGTCATATTGGTCTTTAAGTCTGTAACCTGCTCTGTCGCTTGCTAGCTGAGAAAAGTTTACGTGACTGTGAGCCTCTTCGATATCGTCTATTTTAAAAGCAAAATAGTTTGCTTTGTCAATAGTCAATGTGAAGTCTTCATCGTCAAGGTCTTGAGGTTGCACATTTGCACCTCTAGCATATTCCTTAACGGTGATTTCTGGCTCTTTTATTATTTTAACGGAATCACCCATGTTTGCAATCTCACCGAAATAATCGGAGTTAGTGATTGACTCAACAACGGAGTTTTTCCTAAAGGCTAACTGAACCTGCTTAGAGTAAATAACTGGGGAGAAATTACCATTAGGCAGATTACCGTAACCTGCTGCAGTTTTAAATGCCATTTCCATCTCCATTTTGAAAATTAAACAAATGTATACAAAAAACGTATACTACATATTCACTCGTCATCGGCTAATAATTATATAAGGTTGTATACCTAGTAGCGAACTAAGTATAGGCTTACTTTATTAGGTAGGCTTTCAAGTACTTAAATGTGAGTTTCCACATGTGGGGGTCACAATTATTTAATTATAGTTATACTTAAAATATAACTTTTGTCAACTGTTATCGTGCAGAACCTGATATATCGTATACGAAATTACCTGCTCGTATTGCGTCCATTATCATATCTGAATTTTTTTCATATTCTTTTGCAGACATATTCTGAACTTCTGACTCTAGTATTTTGTTACTATTGCCTTCTGCATCAGGAACTGAACGAGAACTTTTTGTTTTGACCTCTGTTGCAGCAGTTTTACTACTACCATTCTTTTTTGATTTTACAAGATTTTTATCTGCCTTATATAAATCAATTGCTCTTGCTGCTGACCTTGCATCTTCGTTGTTTTCATATAAGGCATTTTGAACCCACTGTGGTTGTTCTTCAGCCCACTGATGAAAATCATCGCTTTCTCTTATTTCTGCAAAATCAGGATGTATGCGTAGTAATTCAACTTCTGCTTTTTCTTTTGCATTTTGTGCATTTAGTTCATCTATCTGCTTTAGTTTTTCATTAATAGCATCTGATTGTTCTCTTGCTTTTTTCATTGCTATTGTTTCTACTATTGCAGCAACGTCAGGATACTCTTTTGCCCAATTTTCTAAGTCTTCATCTGTTTTAGGCAACTTCATCTCTTTGCGAGCAGTCTGACTTAATTGATTTTTTAATTCATCAATTTGTTTTTGAAAATCTTTTTCTTTTTCTTGAGAATGTCTACGTAAGTCACCATACCTTTTTTTAAAAGTTTTTTCTTCGGCACTTGTAGGCTCTTCCTCTTTTTCTTCTACTGGTTCAGGTTCTTTATCCTGCTCCATTAGTTTTTTTAACTCTTCTTCGTCTTTTTTTATTCTTCCCTCTACATTAGAAGGTTTATTCATAAATGCTTTCTTTTTTGGTGTAGCATCTTCTACCATTTCTTTTTTAGCTTCTTCAGCCATAGTCTTTCTCCTTTGGGGTTATCGTAGCCAATTATTTGGGGGATAAGTAGCCATCTACATGTGTGAGTTATTTTTTAGAAGCTAACCCACTACGCTTCATAACTTTTTTCTTTTTAGGTTTTTTAGTGGCTAAACCACCTTGTTCAAAACCTGTAATTCTTCCTGTCGTTCTCATGTCTTTTATTTTACCTGCTGTAAATTTATCTAGTTCTATTTGTTGTTCTTTTCTTGCTTTTCTTTCATCTTCTCTAATACCTTTTGCTTTTTGAGCAGCCTCTAATTGTTTTCTAGCTAATTCTTGTTGTTTTTGAATTGCATCTTGTTCTTGTTTTATATAGTCATCTGCTGAAGAAACAATACTGCCTTTCATCTTTTGTGTTTTTGGGTCTACAAAAGCCTCATTTATATCCTTAATAGTTTTTTGAGATGTTTTCTTATCTTCTTGCTCTTTATCTGTTAAAACACCTTTGCCTGTTACAACTTTAGCAACATCATCTTCAGTTGTTACAAAAGGAGATGTTGATTCTTTAGATGTATCTGCATCTGCAAATAACGGTACATCTGTTCTAACAACATCTTCAGCAGCTTGTTCAAGTCCAAATGTAGCAGGTCTAGCAACACCTGTTTCATCTACAACACCATCATATAATTGAAAATCTTTAAATAATATTCCCGGAACAGGTATGCCTTTAATTTTGTGCTTACCTTTTTTAATAAAATCTATAGCCTCACTAGCACTTATGTTATTTTCTTCCATAACTGCCTTAATGGTATTTTTATAACTCTGTATTCTTTCTTGTTCAGCTTTTCTTCTGCTTTGAGGAGAAGATGCATCATCTAGTTTATCTTCAGTTACCTTTGCACTTTCTACAAATACATCTCGTGGGTCTTCTAACTCTTCGGGTTTATCGCCTACAGGATAAAATCCATCAGGTATTGGATACAAAGGCTCTCCACCTTTAAATGGTATCTTTTGTATAACACCCTTATCATTAGTATATTCTATTAACTCATCAAAAGTTCCCGGACTCTTACCTACTAAATCTTCAAATGTAGGAACTTCTTGTTGTACAGGCTGTTGTCCTGCAAACTGAGGTCCGTAGCTACCCATATTAGTATATTGCATAGTTTGATTTGGGTCTACTTGTTGTGGTGCAATATTAAACTGTTGACCCATCTGTGATGACTGCGATGTTACACCGTACGGTGGTCTGTTAATAAGTTGCCCATTATCAGCATAAACAACTCCACCTTCATTATACTCCTTTTCTTCTTCCATGTCAAGGTCTTCTATAGTAAAAGGTACATCATCAGGTATAGTAGCCTCTTCTGAATTACCCATTTGACCCATTTCTTCCATTCTTTTTAATCCTGCTTTTGCTTCTTGTCTTAACATCATTAGTTTTTCTAAACCAATAAACCTAACTACATCTGCAGGAAATACAAACTCTCCCTCACTTAGCATTGCAGGAATATCATCTCTTACTTCTTTTTTTGATGAGCCTATGGGTACATCATTTCCTGATACAGGGTCTGTTGTTCCACCTTCGTCTTTAAGACCACCTTCGTTAAACATATCCATTTGTTGTTGTAACTTATTCATTTTATACTCCTAAATTTCTCATTTGTTTAGCAATGCCACCTTTATTGTATTTGTATCCTTTTTCAGCTAATCCTAAGTCAGCAAACATACTTTCAAAATTATTTAAAAATACTTGTTGATATGCTAAACTATTTTGCTCAAAATTAGCATAAAGATTATCTATTTCTTTACCAAATTGATTTTGATTTTCATATAATGTTTCTACTGTATTATCAATGGTTTTTCCATATATATCTTCTGGATTTTCATCTATTATTGATTTTATTTTCTTATATCTATCTAAGTATTTTCTTTTTCTAGCATCAAACTCATTAAATAGGGCTTTTTCTTTTATTTCTGCTGCTTTATAAGACTTTGGATTAGTTTCAAATGAATCGAAAAAAGGATTACTTTC